ATACAATACATAAAAAACTCCCCAATGGGATTTTTAGGGGGCGGCGGGAATGAGCAAGCAGAGAGAGCCTACCGCCTTAGTGCAGGCAAAGGGGCTGAAACACTTCACAAAAGGCGAGATCGAGATGCGGGAGGCGCGCGAGGTCAAGCCGAATTTTACGGCGGAGATGATGCCGCCGAAGGTGCTGACAAAGAGGACTGACAAGGAGACCTTCAAGGCGATATGGGCGGCGCTGGGTGAGATAGGTGTTATCGGAGATACCGATGCGGACATACTCGCACAGTTTATACTCATTCGCGGAATGGTGCTGACAAGTCAGAGAGAATACAACAAGGCCGTTGCTGAACGGGAGCGGTTTATAAAGCAAAGTGAAAAAGCGGGCATTGATCTCTACGAAGGCGAGGCCTTCCAAAGATACGGCAGACATGAGCAGCTTGTTTCAACAAAGGAAACACGCCTGCGGAAGTTAAGGGATCAGATGCTTTCTTATGCTAAGAGCCTTTGTCTGACAATCGACAGCAGGTGCAGGATACAAGTGCCGCAGGTCATCGTTGAGGAGAAGGTTAACAAATTCGAGAGGTTCAAACAGGTGGGGAATGGGGAGTAATTAGGCCATAAGCCAATTTGTTGACCTTAACAAATTGGCAGAGATCATCGGCAGCATGGCGGGGTGGAGCAGTGGCAGCTCGTCGGGCTCATAACCCGAAGGTCGGAGGTTCGAGTCCTCCCCACGCAACCAGCAGGCAGGGTGCTGAAACTCTGACATTATTTTCATCCTCCGGGCGGTGAAAGCCGCCCTTACATGGGAATGGGCATAGCCCGACAGTTAACGCCGCTGTTATGCCGGATCGCTACCGGCTATTCCCACCATAAAAACAAATTTTTCCATTTGTTTTTCTTCACCTCTTTAGCGCAGGCGGCGAACAGTCTGCGCACACATCGCCCTCCCCGGCGGGATCATGAGAAGGTCGGCACTTCTCGGGGCGGTCATATCCTACCTTTCAAACTGATCAAACATCATTTGAAAAACTTCTTTTTAAGAGCGGTCTCCCCCGCTCTTACATCGGCGCTCTTTGCAAGCGTTTCGCTGCGGCTTTCGGATCGGCGGCGGCGGTAACGGCAGGTCACTCCTGCGGCGCTGACCATTCATAAGCGATCAGCTTATGATCTCCTATATGTTTTTCGTAACTACGCTCGGGTTCACAACCTCTCCCGAGCGCAAGACGAAACGCAGCGATGACGGTGAGGCGTTACCTGAGCTGCAAATAACATGGGCAGGGTCACATATCGCCCCATAGTGGGCGTCCATCAATCGACCTGCCCTACTAAAAAAGACATTATACAAGGCGTTAAAAGTCTCGTATAGTGTCTTTTTCTCTTTTTCGGGGTGAAAAAATGGCGAATGACAGAGTAACGGAGCACGCGCAGGAGGTAATAAAAGGCAGAGTGCCGGCAGGAGAGCTGCACATTTTAGCCTGCAAGCGGCATCTGAATGACCTGAAAAGGCAGAACACGGCAGATTTCCCGTATTTTTACGACCTTGCGGCGGCTAACAACATCATAGAATTTGCCGAAACGCTTACGATCGGCGAGGGCGAAGGAAATAAAATGCTTAAGCTTATCCCCGAGCAGGCATTTGACTTAGGCAGTCGTTTCGGGTGGAAGAAAACGGATAATAAAAAGCGCAGATTTCGCCGTGCTTACAAATCAGTAGCAAGGCAGAACGGAAAAACGCTTGAAAACGGTATACAAGGGTGCTACATAGCGGCATTTTCCAACTACAATTACGGAAAAATGTTCACCGTAGCGACAAAAAAGCGGCAGGCGCGGCTTGCGTGGGAGGAAATGGCTAAGTTTATAAAGACTGACAAGGACTTAGCCGAGTATTTCCGAGTGCAGGAGTACCTTTCCAAGATAACGGCGCTTGAAACGAACTGCACGGTCGAGGCGCTTTCCAAAGAGGCAGGGCTTGACGACGGTTTCCGCTCGATATACTCATCTATAGACGAAATACACCAGCACAAAGACAACAAAATATACAAAGCTATATACAACGGCACAAGAGCCTTGCCCGAAACGCTCATATCCATGATAACTACGCGCGGCGACAAGATACAGAGTTTCTGCAAAGAAATGGACGACTACGCGATAAAGGTATTACGCGGTGAGGCAACGGCGGAGGATTTCTTTGTTGACATTTTCGCACTTGACCCGGGTGACAACATATGGGACGAGGCTAACTGGATAAAGGCTAACCCATTTATCTGCCGCAATTCTGATATGCTGGAGACCCTGCGGCGAGATGCGCAGACGGCTAAAGACATGGGCGGCGCAGAGCTTAGGGATTTTATGACAAAATCCTTGAATTTATGGGTCGAAAACACTGACACTTACTTTATTATCTCGGAGAACTGGGATAAATGCGGCTCGGAGAGAACGCTTTCGGCCTTTGAGGGGCAGGCTTGCTATGTGGGGATAGACCTATCCTCGGGCGGCGACCTTACGACGCTTGCGCTTGAATTTGATGACAATCCCGATGAGCGCATTTACATATATTCACAGAGCTTTATGCCGCGAGGGCGCATACAAGAGCATATCACGACCGATATTGCGCCTTACGATATTTGGGAGAAGCAGAGGCTTATAACCGTTACGGGCGGCGATATGGATTTCAAGAATGACTACAAGTTTATTATAAAGCACTTAAAAGAGCTTAAAGAGGAATACGGGCTGACGTTCAAGGCGATAGGCATTGACCCGCACAACGCGGACGGCATTCTGTCAGATCTTGAAGAATTAGGGTGCCCGGTAGTTCTCGTTAAGCAGACGTGCAAAGAGCTTAATGATGCGACTGTAGATATGCAATTGCTTATCAAGTCACAGAAAGTTGAGTATGACAAGAGGAATGAGCTGCTGACCTGGAGTGCGCTCAATGCGCGGATCGTCGAGAACTCAATGGGTGAGCGAAAGATCGACAAAAAGCTCGGGGCGCGAAACAGCAGAATTGACCCGATAGATGCGATAATAGACGCGCACGCGGTCAAGCTACAGCTTACGAAGGAAAATATTGACCTAAACGATGAATTTAACAGATATATGGAGCTTATGGGCTTATAAGGGGGTGTAGAACATAAACGAGTATCAGAAAATGCTTGCGGACAGCGTGATATCACGCAGATTTGCTGACAGTGACAAGCATTACAACGAGGAGCACGCGAGAGGCGAGCTTATACAGTTACTTGACTTCCTCGGAATAGACAGAAACACCCCGAAGGACGCGCTATCGGTGATAGTTTACTACACCTGCATACGAGTTTTAAGTGAGTCGATAGGCAAAATGCCTATAAAGGTACAGAAAAAGCTTGACAGAGGCGTATTAAAACAGCCAAATCACAGATTATGGCGCGTGCTTATGCAGCGGCCTAATCGCTTTATGACGGCCACCAACTTTTGGAGCTGCATGGAGAGGGCAAGATCGCACAAAGGAAATGCCTACGCTTACATCACGGGTGCAGGGCAGGACACGGAACTTTGGTACTTACCGACGGAGGACGTTGAGGTCTACTATGATGACGCTAAGATAATATCGGACATTCCCGACGTTTATTACCGATACATGGCAGGCGGCAAAGAGTACATTTTTAAAAGTTCAGAAATTATACATCTGCGCACAAGCAACACGCGTGACGGAATTATGGGAATACCCGTATGTGAGCAGCTAAGAGATTACATCACGGGGCAAGGCAAAGCGCAGGATATGCTTAATCAGATGTATGAGAGCGGATTTATGGCGAAGGCTGTGTTGCAATACACGGGGAACTTAAATGACGATAACGTTAAAAAGTTTGTGAAGCTTGTTTCCGATTACGCGGAAAACAAATACTCAAAAGAGGGCGTAAAGAACTTCATTCCTGCGCCGCTCGGGGCGACCATTCAGCCGCTTAATATAAAGCTTGCGGACAATGAGTTTGCGACAATTCAGCAGGCATCGGCGCTTGAAATAGCGGCCGCGTTTGGCATAAAGCCTACACAGGTGGGCGATTATAGCAAATCAAGCTATTCCTCCGAGGAAGCGCAGCAGATAAGCTTTTACGTTGAAACGCTTTTATTTATCATACAGCAGTATGAGCAGGAGCTTACCTACAAGCTTTTCACAAGAGAGGAGCAGGCGGAAGGTATTGAGGCTAAGTTTGACACGCGCGTTATCCTACGAGTAACGCAGGAGGCGCAGATGAACAACCTGCGCTCGGGAGTATCTAACTTTATATTTACCCCGAACGAGGCGAGAGAACAGCTTGACCTGCCTGCCGTAGACGGCGGCGACAAGCTGATAGGAAACGGCACTAACATTCCTATAGAAATGGTAGGGCAGCAATACGGCAAGACTGCGCAGGCGGAAGGTGGTGACAGACAGAATGAATGAGAATGAAAAGGAAAACATTGAGACCGGCAAGGTATACAAGGCGGCGCAGATAAGCGAGCAAAGCGTTACCGATGAGGAGCTTGCGAAGATAAACAAGTACACGCTTTCTCCCCTTAAGGCGGAGGACGTATACACGTTTAAGGCCATGGTGGGCGATAACGAGCTTGACGACAGGAATTACGAGCCGTTTACGGCGCAGGCGCTTAAAGACCTTGAAAGCCTTTATATCGGAAAACCCGTTATAAAGGACCATAGGCATAGTGCCAACAATCAGGTAGCGAGGATTTATGACACCGAGCTTAAAGCGGACAGTTCACGCAAGAACGAACGCGGTGAAGAGCACACGGAGCTGATAGCGAAGGCATATATGCTAAGGAATGACACGAACAAAGACCTCATCGGGGAGATCGAAGCAGGCATAAAGAAAGAGGTATCGACGGGCTTTAAAATGAAGTCGGCAGTATGCTCGATATGCGGCACGGACAACACAAAGGAATACTGCGCGCACTTCCCCGGGAGGACTTACAAGAAAAACGGCGCGGAGGAAACGTGTTTATTCTTCCTTGACGGCGCTAAGGAGGCTTACGAGCTATCACTCGTGGCCGTACCTGCACAGCCGAGGGCAGGAACAGTTAAGGCTTTTGGCGACAAGGCTTTCTTTGAGAAGGACTTAGAGCTTAAAGATACAAAAGCAGACAAAGAGACAGCACCCGAGATAGACACCGCAGAGCTGGAGCTTTCCGAGCTTTGGGCGTTTACCGAGGCAGAACAAAAGTAAGGAGGCAACAAAATGACAAGATCGCAGGAGCTGCTTAACGCTATAATCGCGCTTAATGCAGCGGCAAAGGCTTTCGCAGAAAAGGGCGAGAGCGAGAAGTACCAGTCCACAATGGCTGAGATCAAGGCAAAAAGAGAAGAGTATGAGGCTGCAAAGGCTGAGGAAGAGACAGAAAAATTCATAGCCGAGCAGCAGGCTGAGAAGGCAAAGCCCGTTGAAGGCAAGCCCGAAAAAGCAGCAAAGCCCGAGAAGGAAACATCTGAAAAGGCACTTGCAAGAGCAGCAAGAGCAGGCTTTGTTGATTACAAGGCTATGAGTGAAGGCTCAAATGCTAACGGCGGATACACCGTGCCCGTTGACATTGTGACACGTGCTTATGAGCTGAGAGATGCAAAGGAAAACCTCTTACAGTATGTAAGGCAGAGCAATGTAACCACAAACGCAGGTGAGAGGACTTTTAAAAAGCGCTCTAATCAGACAGGCTTTGCGCCCGTAGCGGAGCACGGTGACATTGGGATCAATGACACACCTCAGTATGACAGACTCTCATACAACATACAGAAATATGCAGGCATTTACGAAATGACAGACGAGCTGCTCGAAGACTCGGACGAGAACATTGTAAGAGACATCGTAGAGTGGGCAGGAAACGAGCTGAGAGTGACAGTAAACAAGGTGATCCTTAACACTATCAACACTAATGATGCGTGGAAGACCCCGACAGCGCTTGTAAACCTTGACGGCATCAAGAAGGCACTCAACGTAACGCTGGGGCAGGCATTTAAGAACACAAGCCGCATTTACACGAACGATGACGGATTACAGTGGCTTGATACGCTGAAAGATAACAATGCGAGATATCTGCTTACACCCGACCCGACAAATTCTGCGGCGCAGAGGCTTGCTGTGGGTGCAATGACAGTGCCTATCACAGTTATTCCCAATGCAGATCTGCCGACTGACAGCGAAAACGGCAGAATACCTTTCCTCATCGGCGACCTTAATGAGGCTATCTGGTTCTTTGACCGCAAGAGCCTTACACTTAAGCAGAGCGATGTTGCGGTAGTAGGAAACTCCAACGCATTCAGGCAGGATCTTACTTTTGTAAGGGCGATCACAAGATTCGATTGCGTTGCAAGAGATACAGCCGCACTTGTAAACGGATATATCCCGGTGGGGTAACAGCCCCCGATGACGGATCAGATGACAACGCATCTGATACGACATACACTGAGAGTCAGCTCAACGCCATGAACAAGGCACAGTTACTTGAACTGGCGACGAGCTTAGGCATCGAGGGGCTTACAGACTCGAACACAAAGGCTGAGATAATCGAGGCTATTCTTGCGGCGCAGGGATAATTACATCATAAAGGAGGCTTAAGACGATGATAACACTTGACGAGGCAAAGGCTTATTTACGCGTTGATCTCGCAGACGAGAACGACGAAAAAATGTTAAAGCTGGCTATAGGTGCAGCGAACAGGTGGATGATATCGGCTATAGGCATCGGATATGATGAGGACGACCCAAAAGCAAGAGAGTTAGAGCTTATGGTGATAGGTGATCTGTACGACAACCGCACCACAAGTGAGATAAGCCAAAACAACGTAAGGCGGTTATTTTACGATTTAGCCTTACAACTGCGGCTGGAACTTAGGGAGGACATATGCTGAACCCCGGGGATTTTAAATACATGGTTGACATCTTAGAGATAACGACCGTACAGAACGAGGTGCTCTCGGACACAAAGCAGCTTACTAAGCTTTGCAGCGTTCATGCATATGTCAACAGCCCCTCGCGGCGCGACAACGAGCAGGCAGGGGCGGAAAATCAGGAGATAGACATTATCTTCACTGTAAGATACTCGAAGCTGTTTAAGGACATACTCATTCGCAAGCAGGACTTTAGGGTGATGTTTGAGGGTGTAGTCTACAAAATAAAGTACACGGACAATTTTAAGTTCAAAAACGAGACGATAAGGCTATCTTGCAAGGCGGTGACGAAGTACAGTGGCAAGGCCGAAGAAAACCCTACAGCAGCAGATCCATGATATTTTGGAAAAGTACATCGATGATGCGTATGTGGCATCGAACAAAGCCATAGACAAGGGAGCGCAGGCCTGCAAAGAAAAGGTAATGCAGGACAGCCCCGTGTCTAAGAAGATAATCAGACGGCGCACAAAAATAACGGGAAATGCACTCGTTGAGAGCAAGGCAGGGAAAAAGCGATATGTAAGAGGCGGCGATGTCAAGGTATTTAAGCCTGGATATTACAGAGACGGGTGGAAAGTACAGCAGGACAAAGACCTTAAGGGTACACTTGTATACGGCAAGCGTATCAAGAACACAAGGCAGCCGCACCTTACGCACTTGCTTGAAAACGGTCACGTCCTCAGAGACAGCAGCGGAAAAGAGATAGGCAAGGTGCGAAAATTTCCCCATATTGAGGCTAACGGAGAGCATTTTTCAAAGCTCGTGCAGGACGAGATAGACGATGTACTGAAAAAAGGCAGGAAGATAAAGCTATGATAAGAACACAGGCAGAGTTGGCGGCAATGCTCAACAGCATTTATCCCACGAGAGAAAACAAGTGGGAAGGCGCTAAGAGCGTTGCAGATATGCCATACATCATATACCGCTCGGGTGACTCGGACAATTTTTCCGCGGATAACATCGCTTATTACAAAACGCGCAGCTATGAGGTAGAGTTATACTTTCCGACAAACAGCTTTGAGCCTGAAAGCAGGCTTGAACAGGCGTTTGATGAAAATGAAATATTCTATGACAGCAGCAGGATAAAGGCAAGCGACTTTGACTTAGGGGAGTTTTCCGATATCGAGGTATATGACACAAGCGGCGGTGATTTTTACATCACCACCTACAGAATAGGAATTTAAGAAAGGAATGAAAGACAATGGCTGACAAGAACAAAATAAAATACGGCCTTACAAACGTACATTTTGCAAAGCTGACGTTTGATGCACAGCAGCAGAAATATACTTATGCCACACCGATACGTTTTCCCGGTGCGGTAAGTCTATCGCTCGACCCGACAGGTTCAAAAGAGCCTTTTTACGCGGACGACATCGTTTACTCGCAGACAGAGACGAACACAGGCCTTGAGGGCGACTTTGAGGTAGCAAGAGTTATAGATGACTTCCGCAAAGAGATACTCGGTGCTACATACGACGCAGTTAAAAAGCGTTGGAAGGTAAATGCTGACGATATCTCGCAGGAGTTTGCACTCCTTTTTGAGTTCTCGGGCGACAAGAGCAAGACAAGATATATATTCTACAGATGCTCGGCAGACCGCCCCGGTGTAAGTGGCTCGACTAAGGAGGAAACAGCTACACCTGAGACAGAGACACTCAGCCTCACGGCAATGCCGAGAGAGAACGATCACGAGATCTACAACTGGGTAGAACCTGACTCCCCCGATTACGACACATGGTACACTGAGGTCAAAGAGCCTGACGCAGCAGTTACCACATACACCGAGGAGGAGCTTAATGCAATGAGCCTTACCGAGCTTGCGGCGATAGCTGAGGTATGGGACATTGACACAAGCTCAATAACCACGAAGGCCGATCTCGTAGCGGCAATACTTGCAGCACAGGAAGCAGCGGCATAAACAGCGGCAAAAAGGAGAATAGACAATGAAGGTAAGCTTTGGTATCAAAAAACTACACTATGCGCTTATTGATCCCGTATCGGGGCTTTACAGAGTGCCCGTAGCCATGCCGGGTGCGGTAAGCTTAGGGGTAAGCGGAAGTGAGAGAGAGCTTACCCTTAACAGCAACTTTGGCGACATACCTTTTGGGAAAGAAAAAGGCAGTGTAAGCGGCAGCCTTGTAATAGCAAGTTTGCCGCTTGCTTTTTTATATGATGTTTTTGGCATTGAGATAGACGAAAACGGGGTAGAAATAGAGCATGGATTTGATGAAGTAAGGCATTTTGCACTGCTATATCAGACGAACACAGACGAGGGAAAGATAAGGGAATGCTGGTATGACTGCACGGCGACGCGGCCGCAGTACAGCATAGTGACAAATGACACGGGCGTTACGATTGCAACAAGGCAATTAAACATAACAATGAGAAGAAATGCCGCAAAGCTTATAAGAGGCTACAAAGCACCGTTAAGGGCAAGGGTAGCGAGTGACAAGGCGGCTTATGATACATTCTTTAGTGAGGTATACGGGGCATAATGGAGAGCACACTTTACATCGGGGGCAAGGCTATAAACGTATCGGCAAAATTAAAGGCGCTTATGCTATACAAAAGGCAATTTGGCGAGGAATACCTTGACAGATACGTTCAGATACAAAAAGCAGAGGGCGACACGAAGAAACTTGCGGAGGACGTAACGATAACCGCCTTTCGCATTATATGGGCTATGGCCAAGGCTTATGACGAGAGCATTCCTCCTCCCGACTTATGGCTTGCGGGATTTGAGAACACGGACGGCTTTTTGCAGGCGGTATTCAAGGCGCAGGGGCTTATAGCAGCATCTACGGGAACGAAGAAAGAAAAAGAAAGCTCGCGCGAAGAGGACGCTAAGATAACTACCGAGAGTTATCTTGCGGCAGCGGTAAAAGCAGGCATCGGGTATGATGCGGCGCTTGAGATGACGATAGGAGAGCTTAACGCTTTATTTGAGGCGATGATAGCATTAAGTGAGAGCAAGGAAACGGCAAAGGCGGCAACGCAGGCGGACTTTGACAGTTTTAAAAATATGTTTTAGGGGGAATAGATATGCCGAGAGGCAAGGCAAGCTATGCAGGAATTGAAATAAACTTTTCGGCGAATTATTCCGATCTTGTAGAGAGCTTACAGAAGATCGACAGAGAGTCGAAGAAAATTGAGAAAAGCCTTAGTGCCACACAAAACGCGCTTAAGTTTGACCCTGAGAACGTTGAGCTTGCAGCAGTACAGCAGAAGGTACTTGCGGACGCTATCGCCAAAACAGAGGAAAGGTTAAAGCTTTTAAAAAGTACCGAGCAGGAAATAAAGGCCGAGTTTGAAAAGGGCGGCATACCGACAGAGCAGTATGCTAAGTACCTTGCCGAGATCGCTAAATCCGAAAAGGCGCTAAAGGAATTTAAGGCGGCGCAGGCAGAAAGTGCTGTAAGCGCTGATGATCTTGCAAATGAGCTGGTGAAAGCAAAGGAACAGCTTAAGGAATACACCAAGGCAGCAGAGGCGGCGGCAAAGAGCGGCGATGAAGCCGAGATATTCAGCATAGATAAAAAAATACAAGAGACCACAAACAAGATCGAAGAATATAAAAGTAAAATAAATACGCTTTTAAACTCGGAAAGCGGGCTTAAAAGCGAGCAGGACAAGCTCAGAGCCTCGACCGACAACTTAAGCGAGGCACAAAGAAACGCGGCAAGCTCGGCGGCTCAAATGGGCGACGGGTTTACTGTAACCAAAGGGGTAATATCCGACCTCGCATCGACTGTTATAAAAAAGACGGCGAACGCGCTTATTGACTTTACAAAAGGCTCGCTCGAGGCGGCATCTTCTCTTTATGAAGTCGAGAACGTTGTTGATGTTTCGTTCGGAAATATGAGAAACAAGGTCGATGAGTTCTCGGACACAGCCATAGAGTATTACGGCATATCGGAGCTGACGGCCAAAAGGACGGCATCGCTTTTCGCGGCAATGGGCGAGGGTATGGACTTAGCTCTTGACAAAGCTACCGACATGGCGATAGGGCTTGCAAAGCGCAGTGCCGACATGGCATCGTTTTATGATATATCGCAGGAGATAACAAGCACGGCGCTTAAGAGTGTATTCACGGGTGAGACAGAGAGCCTTAAGCGTTTCGGCGTGGTAATGACCGAGGCAAACTTACAGCAATACGCGCTTGCGCAGGGAATACAGAAGACCGTCAAGGAAATGACGCAGGCTGAAAAGGTACAGCTAAGATACAATTACCTTATGGAGGCGACAGCAAGCTCGGAGGGCGACTTTGCGAGGACTTCCGACAGCTTTGCGAACAAGACAAGGCAGCTTAAGGAGCGCTTGACTGAAACGAGCGTTGCTATAGGTGAGAGGTTCATTGCAAATCTTGACGGAGCGTTCAACACGCTTGACAAGCTGCTTGAAAAGGTTAACGAGGCGGCCGAGAACGGAGACCTTGACGATTTTATCAAGGACGTTTCGGACATACTTAAGAGCCTGCTAAGAATACTTACAGCACTCGGCGGTGTGCTTGTAAAATTCCCCAAGCTGACAGCAAGTGCGGCGGCCGGGTTTATGGCATTTAAGACCGCAAATAAAATAACGGGTCAAGTGGGTCTGCTCAACAAGGCACTTACAAATGTTACAGAAACTATGGCGAGCGCAGGCGAGGGTGCGGCTGCAACAGCAGAAAGTTTTAAACTTAGTGCGGGCTCAATAGCTACAGTAGGAACGGCTATCATAGCATTGGAGTTAGCGCTTGCGGACTATTTTGACAGGCTCGACGAGGAGCTTAAGAACCAAAAAGCGTGGAACGATGAGCAAATGAAAGCCATTGAGGCCGCGCAGGAGCTGACGGCGACCTACAAGGAAAATGCCGAGAGCAGGCGTGAAAACATCTCGAACATCGAGGCGGAATACGGCGTTTACCGAGAGCAGGCGCAAAGGCTTACAGAGCTTGCAAGCAAGACTGAAAAGACAAGTGCAGACCTTTCGGAAATGGCGGCAATAACCGAGCAGCTCAACTCGGGAATGCAGGGCTTAGGGCTTGAATTTAACAACACCACGGGCGCGATCAATATGCAGGGCGAGGAGCTGCAAAAGCTGATAGGCAGCTATGAGAACCTTGCAAAGGCTGAGGCGGCAAAGAATGCGCTTACCGACATTTACGAGGAGCAGTACAAGGCGACTGCTAAGGTAAATGCGAATGTAAAGAAAAGACTTGAATATACTGAAAAGCTCGCGCAAGCGGAGATACAGCAGCATGAAGCCGAAAAGCAATATGAGGCAATACTCAGCAAATGGCGCAGATCATACGAAGGCGATGATGTATATCAAGTCGATGAAGTCAAGGAATATAGAAAAAACCTTGAAGAGGCAAACGCGGAAGTAGAGAAATATGAAAAGTCGATAGCCGTACTTTACACGGAATACGCAGAATACGCAGAACAGCTCGGAATAGCTAATGAAGAATTAGCCGAAATGAACGAGCTTTATGAAAAAGCTCAGGAAGATGCAGGCGCGGCGCAGGAGCTCAGGGATAAGACCGAGGCGCTGAAAGAGCAGGCAGATGCGCTTAACGAATTACAGAAAGCCTACAGCAACGCGCAGAGTGCGCTAAGCGGATATGCAAGTCAGGTAAGTGACCTTGTAAGCATACAAAAGAGCCTTGCAGAGGGAACGGAAATGTCAACGCTTGAAATGCTTGACATGATCGAGAAATACCCCGAGCTGATAGGGCAGATAAAAAAGACCGAGAACGGCTACACTTTAGAAAAGCAAGCAATTGAAGACCTGATAGAAGTAAGACTCGTAAACCTAAAGCTTGCAGCACAAGAAAAGCAGGCAGCAGCAGAAGCGTTATTTTATCAGAATAAGGGTAACAAGGGGCAGCTTGAAAGCATAAAAAAGCTGGTCGACAGCGGCTCGATAAAAGATATATCGGCTTTAGCAGGCGAGCAGTATACAGACGGGCTTTATGAGGCGATAGAGAATTATGCATATCAAAAGGGGCTTGACAGTCTCCTCTCTGATATCGTTAATGAAGGGTTTAAGGACGGCGCTAAGGCGACAGAGGACGCGGAGAAGAAAGCGGAGAAGAAAGCGGAAAAGCAAAGCGTCAAAAGCTCAAAAGCCACCATTGCGGAGGCAGAGGCTATAATAACCGCGCTGGAGCACAAATACAAGCAGGGCATTATATCCGCGGAGACCTATTACAGTGACCTTGACAAGATAGCTAACGAATACTACGGCAAGCAGGGCGGCTACTTAGAGCGCTACATGGAGCTTGAAGACGAGGCGCAGGCAGGGCTTAAGAAAGCTATTGAGGACAAGGCTAAGTCCTATCAAGACCTTGAAAGCAAGATAGAGGGTGTAATAGATGCTCAAAAGGAGCTTAGGGGCATTGAGAGCAACAAGAGCGTGCTTGCTTATGATGAGGCAAGGGGATTTAAGCTTGAAGCAGATCAGGCGGCGCTTGCAAATGCGTCAAAGAACCTTGCGGACGCGCAGCGGCAGCTTATGCTAAGCCTTGCCGAAATGAGCGGCAATTCGGGAATATACGGAGCGTTTGCGGACAGGCTTGCGGAAAGCACGAGCGAGGCGCTTAAGCAGATACTACCCGACCTTACGGGAGCGTACAGTGACGCGGCGGCCTACAGTGATGAGCTTGTAGCGACTACGCAGAATTACACATTTAACTTTGGCGATATAAGAACAAGCGGCGATGCGCAGGAATTTAAGAAAATGCTTAATGATTTTGTGAATGCTGTAATAAACGAAACACAGCTTATATAAGGAGGCGAGGGAATGATCGAGGCACCGATAAATGTAACGCCCGACAATGAAACGGTCTACATCGACAAAACGCAGGAGGGCGGAGAATACGTTAACGCTCTTAAAGAAAGCTTTACTTTTAATGGGGATAACCTCGCGTGGTGGAGATGTGAGTATTACGACAAT